TGCTAATAAGGCAACACGTGATTCTATAATAAATTTAATGAGAAATACAGGTCAGAAGGTAGAATCATTATATAAAAATAATCAATTATCTGAATCACAAGCAAAATATTATGAGAAAGAACAGGAATTAGTAGGTGTTGTTGAAGACCTCGGTCGAAGAGAAGGTTTATTTTATGAAGCAGAAGATGGTTACTTGCAGTACATATCAGGCCTTATGTCGAAAAGAGATTGGGATATTGCGATTGCATATTATGAGGAACATTTTGAAGAAGATCATTTTAAACTTGTTCAAATAATGAATCAATGGGATAAGGAAAAACAAGTGGTAATTGATAGAGCACAATATCTAAATATTGATAATAACGTTCAGTAGAGTGTATAAATAGAACTATGGCAAGAACTCAAACAAGATCAGATTTAAGTGGTGGCAGTGGAATAAGAGCTCGTCAAAGTCTATATTCAGATTTTGATCTAACATTCATCGCTAACCCAAACAATAAAGATATCACGATTAAACAAGATATCGCCGCTATAAAACAAAGCGTCAAAAATTTAATTTTAACTCATAAAGGAGAAAGACCTTTTCAACCATATTTAGGTTCAACTGTAAATGCTCTTTTATTTGAATTAGCCGATGTATGGACTGCTTTAGATATTCAAGATGAGATAAGATATACTCTTGAAAATTTCGAACCAAGAATACAAGTTATAGATGTTATAGTTACAGATAATATTGACGCAAATCGTATGAAAGTCACAATAATATTTAGAATAGTTTCAATAGGTCAACAAGATCAAGTTGACTTCTACTTAGAGAGAGTCAAATAATGGCAACAACAACATCAAAAAATAGGCTTAATGTTACTGAACTTGATTTTGATCAGATCAGAACTAATTTAAAAACTTATTTACAAAATCAAACAACTTTAGCAGACTATGATTTTGAAGGAAGCGCACTATCTACGCTAATAGATGTATTATCTTACAATACTTTTTATAATGCTTTTAACGCTAATGTCCAAGCTAATGAACTTTATTTAGATACGGCACAGGTTAGAAATAATGTTGTTAGTCACGCTAAATCACTAGGGTATGTCCCAAGATCAAGAACATCTCCAACAGCTATAATTGATGTAACAGTAAATAGCCCAAGCGGAAGTCCTTCATCTTTAACATTAAGTAGAGGAACTAATTTTAGTTCAACTATTGATGGTAAAAAGTATAATTTTACAAACCTAACTGCTTCAACAATTCAGCCTGATGCTGGTGTATATAAATTTCCAAGTGTATCAATTAGTCAGGGTAAATTAAAAACTTTTACATATGTAGTTGATGATAGTGATACAAGACAAAAGTACGATATACCCGATATTAATGTAGATACTTCATCTATAGTTGTTAAAGTTAAACCTAATGCTGCTAGTTCAGCTGATGCTGTATATACCCTTGTTACAAATATAGTTAATGTTACAGGAACATCAGAAGTTTACTTTTTACAAGAAGGTCTTGATGGAAAATATGAAATTTATTTTGGAGATAATGCATTTGGTAAGAAATTGACTGCAGGAAATGTGGTAACATTTGAATATTTAATATCAGATGCTGCAGCTGCAAATAATGCTACATCTTTTGCTTTAGACGGAAATATCGAAGGGAATACTAATGCTACAGTTGTTATGGTAAGTAAAGCAGCTGGTGGAGCTATAAGAGAAGATATAGAATCAATTAGGTTTAATGCTCCGTTATCATATCTTTCACAAAACAGAGTTGTTACTGCAGATGATTATTCTACAACAATTAAAAACCAATATTCAAATGCTGAAACAGTTTCAGTTTGGGGCGGTGAAGAAAATGATCCACCTGAGTACGGAAAAGTTTTTGTATCAATTAAACCTAAAACTGGAACCACTTTATCTATAGCTGAAAAAGATAGCATTAAAGACACAATCTTAAAACCAAAAAATATTGTGTCTATCACACCTGAAATTATAGATCCGGTGTATACTTACATAAAATTAAGTGTTTTCACTAAATATGATCCAAACTTAACATCATTAACATCTGGCGAATTGCAGACTAAAATAAGAACAGCTATTTCAACATATAATGACACTAACTTAAAGAAATTTGACGGCGTATTTAGACATTCTCAATTATTAGGAGAAATTGATAACACCGATGCATCAATTTTAAACTCAACAGTTAACATTGGAATTCAAAAGAGATTAGTACCCACTTTAAATGAGTCTAAGAAATATACTCTTGAATATGATAATGGATTCTTTACTAATATTGGTGCAACTCAATCAATTGTTAGTTCAACAACATTTACTTACGAAGGTTTAGTTCAGCAATTTCAAGATGTGCCTATTACAACATTTGCTGTAGACTCTGGTGCATCAACTGGACCTTATGCAGTATACGGAACAGAAAATGGATCATATGCTGGAAGTAAAGGATATTTTTATCCACTTTATACTACAACCGCAGCGGCTGATGCTAGAGATATTGTACAAGGTGGAATTGGTACAAATATAGCGTTAACATTTTTAGAATTTAATGGAATAACTTTTTATATGCCAGCTTCATTCTCTAACTTTGGTTTAACCTCTTATGATAGTTCTATAAATACTTTATTCCAAACGAATACTTCATCAACTACTAGACAATTACAGATATTTAGAATGAGTACAACAAACCAAAAAATTATATCTGTACAAAATGCAGGAACAGTTGATACAGTTAATGGTATTGTCACTATTAATTCATTTAATCCTTCGGCAATTACAGGATCATATATAACCATAACAGTTACACCAAACTCAAATGATATTGCACCAAAAAGGAATCAACTTATTGAAATAGATATGAATAATGTTACAGTAACACCTCAAATTGATACAGTGGCCACCGGCGGAACAGTTGCTGGAATAGGTTACACAACAACACCGAGCGTCTAATGCGATATGATTTAAACTCATCAATACCGGAACATATTCGGACAAATGATCCAAAGTTAGTAGCTTTTGCTGAAGCTTATTTTAATTTTTTAGATCAAGATGGCGGAGCTGGAAAATTTCTTAACAGCCTTCCGGATTATCGTAATTTAGATGATGTCTCTACAACATTTATAGAATATTTACAAAGAGAACTTGCTGTATCAATTCCAGAACAGGTAGAAGCAGATAAAGTTAAGCTTTATAAAAATGTTACAGATATCTATTTGTCAAAGGGCGCTGAAACCTCTTATATTGCTTTGTTTAACTTGATCTTTAATGAAGAAATAGAATTATACTTCCCTAGAGTTGATATATTAAAACCATCTGATGGTAATTGGGATCCAGTAAACCAAGGGTGGGTAGGTGATGACGGTAAAATATCACATCTTAAAAAAGTACAAGATTCAAGATATTATCAGTCTTTCTCTTATGTTATTAAAACAGGACAGACTATTGAAAACTGGAATGATGCTGTAAAGAAACTATTGCATCCAGCTGGCTTTGCATTTTTTGGAGAAGTTGTGGTATTTACAACTGCATCTGCTAGAATGCCAGCTAATTCACCCGGCAGACAGATGGATGTGGGTGCATTTAGCATTATTATTGATGTTAAAGATGCAAGAGTGAAATTACCAGCTAATTCTTTGATTATAGATATAGACAGAGTAACTGCTTCTGCTAGGCCAGTTGGTGTAAGTTTTTATCACGTAGACATATATAAATTCTTACCGAACTCTGAAGTTTATAGTACGCCTATAACAGTATCTCAATCAAGAGCATTAGCAGAAACAGGAGTAAATGCCGCTTATAGTGTAACTCCTCCCAATCATCCTCCGGGAACTATAAACGATTTTAAAGACTTTACGGTTGAGCAAGCAATCAACCAATTAAAGATTGACTTATCTTACAATTCTGTGATAACGATATCATAAACTTATATAAATAACAAGAAGGAAAAGGAATAACAAATGGTAGCCATCGTCACTAAAGAAATAAGGGTGCAAAATGCGGCTAACTTCATATCGGACGTTGGCACTAATAGCATGTATCTTTTTGTTGGAAGGACTCAACAATGGCCGAGTTCGGACACTTCTATAGATACTCCCGTAAATAGACTTCAAGATACTCAAACTGCTCATCAGAGAATGATGGCAGCTAAAAAAATAACAGCAGGTGATTTATCACATGCTGCTCCCAGATATAACTGGGTGTCAGGAACAACTTATGTTGGATGGGATGATACAGTAGATCTTTCATCAAGTCAATATTATGTTTTAACAGATGAACTTAAATGTTATAAGTGTATTATAGCAGGTTCGGGTGCATCGGTTAATAAACCAACAGGAACAACTACAAATAATATAGAAGCAGACGGCGGTGATGGATATCGCTGGAAATATATGTTTACATTAAGTGGTGTTAATGCTACTAAATTTTTAACATCTGCTTATATACCACTTAGCACATTAGCTTCAGATGATGGATCACTTCAATATGATGTCCAAGCTGCAGCTGATAATGGTGCAATTCATCACATTGTGGTTACAGCAGGAGGAACTGGATATACATCAGCTCCAACAGTAACTATTTCAGGAGACGGATCAAGCGCAACAGCGACTGCATCAATCGCAGGCGGAGCAGTTACTGGAATAACTGTTAGCGATAATGGTACTAATTACGAAAATGCTACTGTAACAATCTCAGGTGGTGGTGGAAGTAACGCAACTGCAAGACCGATTATGTCACCAAAAGGTGGGCATGGATCTGATCCAGTAAATGAACTTGGAGCTTTCTTTGTCATGTCTAATATTAAATTAGATGGTGCTGAAGGTTCAGGTGACTTTCCAATCGACAATGATTATAGACAAATAGGAATTATACGTAATCCATATAATCATGGAACAACTACAACATCTACAGCTGCAACAATGTATGCAAATAAGTCTATGACTTTAACATCAGTAAGTGGAACATTTGCGGTAGATGCTCAAATTACAGGTGGTTCTACTGGTGCAGTAGGTTATATTGATTCAATATCAGGTTCAACAATCAGATATCATCAAGACTCAGCAACAGGATTTACAGCATTTGGTGGCTCAGAAGCAGTTACTTCTGGATCAGCTAGTGCGACAGTATCAAGTCTTGGAAATCCAGAAATGGAAAAACATTCAGGACAAATAATGTATTTAGAAAACAGAGCAGCAATTTCAAGGGCTTCGGCACAGATAGAAGACATCAAACTTGTAATTGAATTTTAGGATATAAAACATGGCAGACTTTAATGTATCACCTTACTATGACGATTATTTATCGGCTGGTGCAGATGGTAAAAAACCACAAGAAAAATATTACAGAGTATTATTTAGGCCCTCGGTAGCAATTCAAGCCAGGGAAATGACACAGCTGCAAACAACTTTGCAGCAACAAATAACCAGCTTTGGAAATCATGTATTTAAAGAAGGTGCAATGGTTATTCCCGGCGCAACTACTCTTGATTTAGAATATGGTTATATTAAAGTTGGTGCTACTTATAACTCAGATGATGTTGAAGGTTATAGAACTGATTTTCAAGGAATAACACTTACAGGCTCAACTAATGGAGTAACTGCAAAAGTTGTAGGAACAGCAGCCGCTGACGGCGGTGATGCTTTAACGTTATGGGTTAAATATACCAATTCAGGAACAGCAAACACCACAAAAACATTTGCTGCTAATGAAATAGTAACTGGAACAGGCATAAGTGGAACTACTAGAGGAGCTCAAATCAATTCTGCTTCATCAGATGTAGGATTTGGTTCAGCCGTACATATTGCTCCAGGTGTATATTATGTAAATGGTTTATTTGCATT